CTAGGCCGCGAGCTCGTGTCCCGCTGCCTTCGACGCCCACGGGTCCGGCATCCACAACGGGTGGATCTCGACAACAACTTCTCCGGATTCATTCTTGGTCAGCGCAACACGCCTGATCAACTTCCGGATGATCGCGTTACGCTCCGAGACGAGCAGGGTTTCCCACTCGGCCATGAGGCCTACGACTATGGGGCGGAGCTCTGTGAAGGTGGGTTGGGCTGCTTCAACGGTCGCCGCTTCAAGCTGCTTGGTGATCCTCGCGCGTTCGTCGGTCAGCTTGGCCTTTGCCTTCTCGTAGACGTCATCCTCGTAGTTCTCGGGGTTCAGACTCTTGTCTACGGCAAGGTTGGTGAGAGCAGTCGTAAGCCGTTTGTGCTGCTTCTCAAGTTCCTTCCGGGCAAGGGATGTTCGCTTCTGGGCCGCTTCAAAATCCCTTGTTTGCCGCACCTGGACAGATGGCGACTCGTCAATTCCATCTGCGTGCTGGCGAAGGAATGCGGTCACCTCTCCTTCTACTTCTGAACGGAGGATGTAGCAACCCGCACATGCGAGCTGTCCCCGCTGGGCTCGGGTTCCACATCGGTAGGCATATCCGCGGATGTTCTTCCCCTTCCGCTGGGCGGCGTTGACACCCGCACTGCGGCGGCATCCACCACAGTTCATCGTGCCGGTGAGCATGTAGCTGCCCTGTCGGGAGCGTGGTGCCGTGTCCTTGATGAGCTTGCGCCGCTCGACGTACTGCTGCCAGATATCGGGCCCTATGAGCTCCTCGTGTGCCCCTTCGACGAACTGATAGTTGGGGCAACTCCCGTTGCATTTGCAGTCACGGTTGTGTACGCGCAGCAGGCCGGCGGCGAACCCCGAATCCATGTACCGGGTGAGAGTTGGGGTCGACCATAGGCTTCCTCGGGTTGTGCGGAAGCCCTGCGCGTTGAGCCACCCGCACAGCTTCGCGAAGCCCTTCGAGCCGGCAACGTACATGAGGTACAGGTCGACGACGATAGGGCCAATGTCCAACTTCGGCTCGTAGAACTCCTGTTGAACCTTCTCAGTCTTCGGGTCATAGCGCCGGTGCCATGTGTACCCGAATCGTTCCCGCCCGGTGGCCGGGAGCCCCATGGAACGTCGGAGGTCATGGGTTTCGGCCCACTGCTCGCCGGCGCGGTCGCTCTCGTATGCCGAGAACTCGAAGATGATTCCTCGGTAGAGACGTCCGATCGCGGTACGGGCGTCAATGGGTTCGGTGGCGGAGACGAGTTCTCCACCCGTGTTCTCAACTCGCTTGAGATTGACGGCGACACCATCGCGGGAGCGCCCGAAGCGGCTGAACTTCCAGACTGCAATGCCCTTGGCCTCTGCACGTTCGATGGCCTCGATGCCTTGCATGATCTTGCGCTTGAAGTTTCGGCCGGTCATGTCGAGGTCAGTGATCCACCGGACGATGCGCTTGCGGTTCCGGCTGGCCCACTCCAGGATCGCGGCCTGCTGGATCTCGGGGCTGATCTTCTCTTCTTTCCAGGTCGAAACCCGGATGTACCCGATGTACGGTTCGAGGTCGCTCTCGATAAAGGTTTCTGCGGCGACGAGCGGCGTCACTGTGCCGCCCTCCCTCCCTGTTGGGTGCCGCGGGCCGGTGGTGCGTCGGTGACCCGCGGCAGGTACACGACGTTGTCGGCGGGCTCTTGCGAGCCCGGCCGGGGATCAGATGGCTGAGGGGGTGTCAGGAGACCTTCGGCCACGTGTCGAAGCGCCAGGCGGTAGCCGGCGCTGTGGATCTCTGCGCGCTCGTCCTGGCGCAGTTCGGCGGCGCGCTTCTGCTGCATGGCGATTGCGGCGGGCAGGGCTGCCAGCATCATGGCGAGCCCGACCCATGCGATATCGCGGTCGTCGCCCGACAGGCACATTGCCACCGCCACGGTAAGCACTCCGACAGTCTCGGCTGCGAGAACCGCCACGGTGCCGATCGTCCACTGCTGGCGCTCGAACACGCGCCTTCCCCCCTCGTTCAACGTGCTGCTTCCTCCCCTACGGCTCCATGCGGCGCACCTCCTGATCGCGGCGCATGGCCTCTTGGTCCTGCATGGTCTCGACCATCGAGACGAACAGCGCGACTGCGGTCTCGCTCTCGATGCCCAGTTGTGCGGCTGCCTCTTGCGGTGTGATCGGTCGGCCCTCGGGTTGAGGGGTAGCCGCCCTGCTGACTTCGTCGGCCGTGACGACGCCGGCCTTGATCAGCAGGGTGCTTAGCTCCACGCCGAGTACGGGCGCGATCTTGGCGAGCAGCGGCGCGTCGGGTGTTCCGCGGCCGGCCAGTAGTCGGGTGACGGATGAGGCGGAGATGCCTGCGTCAGCCGCGAATCTGGTGCGGCCGCCGCCCCGGGCGCCTAGGTCGTATCCGAGCTCGCGCAGGCGGCTATCTAGCCACCGGGGGAACGGGTCTTCCGCCCCGGGGGTGGCGGGGGTGCGTTGCTGCATGCGTGAAATCTACCGCGCTCGGCAGGTATGTGGCGAGTCCATGGCGTGTTTTCACTCATGAAAACTTGCAGGTGGACGGGCATGCGATCCATCTCTGCAGCTTAGACCCTGTGATCGAACATGCATCTGATTATGTGCGGCGCGTCACGACACGGCTGAAACTTCCTTCCATGGCAGCAAGATCCTTGTTAACTTTCACCCACGGCAGATGATCTGCCGTGGGTGAAAGATGAGGGGGTTCGTCATGGTGTACCAGCACGAGCAGCTCGTCGCGGCGGCACAAGCTGCAGGCGATCACACCGACTCAGACATCGCTGACCGGCTGAAGGTTGCCCGGGTCACTGCGTGGCGTCTGCGCACCGGCAAGACCGCGCCGAGCGCCTCGACCCTCGCGCGGATCGAGCTTGCGTACGGGCTCACCGCCGCCGACCTGCTCGGCGGTGAAGCGGCGTGACCGGGACCTCGATCACCCAAGCCCAGGCGTACGCCGCCGCACGACTCGTTCTCGACGCCGCCCGAGCTCGTCGCGATTCGATGCCGATCCGCGACGCCGCGCAGGCTGCAGCCACGTCCGACCGTTCCGCCGACGAGGTCGAGCTGATCCTGCGCCGCTTGCACGCAAGCAGCCCCCGTAGTTCGGCACAGTCAACGCGACTCGCTGCGTGAGGGCCCGATGATCCACTCTGAGCAAAGGATCGGGCTATCTGGTCGGTGGTGGTTGGCCGCTGCCGGTGGCGCGCCGGATGCCGAGCAGGTACGGGGGATCTGGCGGGCAGCGCGGGCCGCGGGTGAGCCGCGGTGGTACCTCGACCTGATCGCGGGCATCGGCCGGCGCAAGGCCGGCGCCGCGCTGTCGAGGGCCGGCTCGTGAGCGGCCGGCGGCTGGTCGTCGAAGACCGGGCCGAGCAGCCGGTGCAGCTCGCCCTCGACGGCACGGTGCACCCGTATCCGACCACTTCCCCGCCGCCGGTGCGCCGCCGGCGCCCGCCGAGACCGCCCGCCGAGGACGTCGTCGACCCGATGCCCGGGCAACTCGACGCGCTCGGCTCGTGAGCCCGTTCTGCGGCGCTGGCCCGGGCCCGTGCGGCAGGCCGGCCCGCCCCTACCCGTGCGGCCCGCGATGCGCCGCCCACTCCCCCTCCGCCGCCTCTGGCCATCCCGAACCACCGTCTACACCCAACACCCAAGGGAGGGAACACCGTTGAGCCACGCAGCCCGTGAATGGGTGTGGGAAAGTTCCGCCACCCGCGGCACGGCCCGCCTGGTCCTGCTCGCTCTGGCCGAGCGCGCCGGCGACGCCTGCGTCGCGTGGGGGTCGACCAGGGCTCTGGCTCTGCGCGTCAACGCGTCGGAGCGGGCCGTGAGCGATGCGATCAAGGCCGCCATCCGGCTGGGCGAGCTTGAGCTCGTCGAGGGCCGGCGCGGCCCCTACGGTGCCCGTGTCTACCGTCTCCCGGGCGCGGTCGGGTGGGTGCCCGGCGCCGCCGTCGAGGGGGGCGAAGATTCTGCAGCCCCGGCGGGCGGGGGGTGCGAAAACTGCACCCTCGGGGGTGCAGGTTCTTCCGGGGAGGGTTGCAGTTCCTGCGGGGGTGGGGTGGCAGATTCTGCACCCCAGAACCAGAGGGAACGAGAAGAAACGGGAGGGAAGCAGAGGGGCGCGCGCGGGCGCGTGGGCTCTGCCGCCGTGGGTGGCGCTGCTGCGGTCTCTCTGCCTTCCGACTGGACCCCGGACGACGAGCTGATCGGGTGGGCCGCTGTCTCCGGCCACCTGCAGCGCCTCGGGCCCGACGGCCTCGACCACGCCACCGAGAAGTGGCACACCCACCGGGCGACTGCGCCGGCCCGGACCGCGGGCCAGTGGCGCGCTGACTGGCAGCAGTGGATCAGCCGGGAACGTCCTGCCGGCCGGCCGCCGTTGCGGACCGTCGCCGGGGACGCCTCCCGCGCCCCACAAGCGGCTGACCGGAACGCCGCGCTGTTGCAGGCCGCGCTCGCCGATCTGCAGGCCCGCGGGGGTGCCCGATGAGCCCGGACGAGGTGGCGGCGCTGCTCGCGTACGCGGGCGAGCTCGATCCCCGCACCGCCAACACCGACCAGGACGAAGCCGGGGCGCAGCTTCGGCGGTGGTGTGAGCTGCTGCAGGACGTGCCGGCGGTTGCGGTCGACGGGTGGGACGCCGCGGCCGCGGTGCGGCGGCACGTCGCGTCGTCGCCGTGGCCGATCATCGCCGCGGACGTGGCCCGGCCGTGGGCCGCGCACCGTCGGGCCCTGCTTGCCCGTCACACCGATCCCCGTCCCCTGGTCGATCCGGACGACGACCAGGCGTACCGGGCCGCGATCCGTGCGCAGCGCCAGGCCGTCGCCGCCGGGCGGGTCGAGCCGCGTAGCTCGCGGGAGCTTTCCGGCGGGCCGGCCGCCTCGGTGGCCGTCCGGATCGGGCGGGCGCTTCCGGCGGCGGTTGCGGAGCAGCTCGCCGAGTTCCGGCCGGTGCGGGCGGCGCGGGAGGCCGCCGCCGCGGCCGGCAGGCCGGATGCGCTCGCGGTGTCGTGCGACTGGTGCCACGCGCCGGTTGGTGAGCCGTGTCGACGGCGCACCCTCGCGCCCGGCGCGCAGGCCGGTACCTGGGCCCGGCGCCGGACCGTCCACCCGACCCGCACCGACAAGGCCGCCGTTCGTCGACAGGAGAGTGCCGCGTGAAGTCCCGTCACCGCCGCAACGCCCCGCGCAACCCGATCCCCGGGTCTGCCTACCGGCTCACTGCCACGTGGCCGGGCTGCGATCGGCCGGCTCTGTTCGAGTCGTCTGACCGCCGTCAGGTCCGGCGGGTGGCGCGCGAGCTCGCCGCGGTCGGCGCTGTCGTGCTCTGTGAGGAGAGCCTCGGGTATGGCCGGTGGCGCGTGGTCGACCGGCTCGACGGGCCGGCCCTGCTGCGGGAGCAGCGGGCCGTCGAGCATGCCGCCCGCCGGGCCGCGGTCGAGCAGCGCGCCCGGCAGCGTCGAGACGAGCGGCGGGCCGTCGAGCTTGCGGTCGTCGAGGCCGTGATGGTTCAGCCTCCGATCCCGCGCGACGGAGGTAGTCCGCGGGCCCGAACTGTCGCTCGGCGTAGGGGAATTCGATGATTCCGCCGTCGCGACCGGTCGATGCGCCTCCCATGCGCGCGGGTGTCCGCGCCGTCCCTTCCGAAAGGTCACAGCCCGTGTCCCTGCCCTCCCGCTTCCTCGTGCACGAGACCCGCGCCGTACGCGCGGTGTCCGTCCCTGTGTCCCTGCCCGTCGTCGCCGAGTTGCTCGACACCGTGCGCGCCGAGCTGCGTGCCGCCGGTCGGCCCGCGGTCGACGCCGAGCTCACCCTCGACCCCGTCGGGCAGCAGCTCGTCGTCGCCTACCTCGTCGACCCGCGGGACATCCCGTGAGCGCGGCCGCGGCCGACCGGCGGCCGGACGACGTCGAGCTGCTGCTGCACCTGGTCGACCGGGCCGAGCGCGGCGTCCTGCTGCCCGACGAGGTCCTGCTGCTGCGCGAGGGGATCGTCGAGCTCGCCCGCTACCGGCAGTGGTGCGCGCAGTGGAGTACCCGGCATGCGCGGCTGCGACGGACCGCACACCAGCGGCTGCGGGCCCTGCAGCGGGCACTGCCCCGGGTGCAGCGCGGCCGGCTCGTCGAGGTCGAGCTCGCCCACGTGCGGGCCCGACTCGACGCCGGGGCGCAGCAGGGCGTCGTCGAGGCGGTCGAGTACGAGCGCCTGCTCGCCGCCGAGTTGCTCGACGGGTGGGCGCTGGCCCGCGGCCGGGCGCGGGTCGAGCTCGCCGCCGCCGGCCTACAGCCGACGGCCCCCACCGTGGGCGCGGCCAACGCCCCGACCGCGCCGGCCGATCGACCGGCCCCCTAGACCGGTCCGGGCGCCCCCGTTCCACCACAGAGGGGCGCCCGGACCCACCAACTCGCCACCTGTACAGCCTGATTGGGAGAGCAACCGTGTACCCGTCCACCCGTGTCCGTCGAGCGGTCGAGCAGTTGCGCACCGTGCGCGCACAGTGGGGTGCGCTGCTCGTCGCCATCGAAACCCCGCCGGCCCCCACGTGGCCGCCCGCCCAGCTCTCTACTCACCTTGCGCGGCAGGCCGCGGACGACGTCGAGCTGCTCGTCGCCGACCGTGTCCCGCTCACCCTCCGGGAACATCCGGCCCCCGCCAACCTGTCCGCCCTCGACGCCGCGGTGCGCGTCGAGCGGCTCCTCTTCGAGGCCGCCGACATCCTCGCCGCCGCGGTACAGCGGCCGGTCGAGCGCCGGCCGATCTCCCACCCGGGCCGGCCGGTCGTGTGGGCCGTCGACCAGGCGGACGCCGCCGACCCCCGCCGCTGGCTGTACGCCAGCGCGACGGACCCCGGAAGCCGCCGGCACGGCCTGCACTGGGCCGCAATGTTCATCGAGGGCCGCCTGCTCGACGAGGACACCGAGGCGGAGCAGCGCGCCGGCGCGCTCACCCGCGGTCCGGCCCTGTTCGCGCTGCTGCCCGAACACCTCGTGCACGAGGCGGTGCGCGTCGCTGGGCAGGCCGAGCGGCTCGTGCTCGGCGCGCTGGAACTCGACCGCCGCGAGAGCGTGATCGAGGGTCGGCCGTGCCCGTGGTGCTCCGGCGAGCTCACCCTGCACACCGACCCGCAGACCGCCCCGAGCGTCACCTGCTCCACCGGGCCGGCTTGCACCGCCCCCGCCGCGCCGGACCGCCGCGGCCGGCGCACCTGGGTCGGCGCCGAGCTCGTCGAGCTGCTCGTCGCCCTCGACCGGCCGGCCGCCGGCCGGGCCGCGTGACCCCAGGGGCACACCCCCGCCAGCGGGCCCGGGCTGCTGCTGCCCGGGCCCGTTTCCGGTTCCCCCCTTGCACGCATGGACTGTAATCATTACAGTAATCATTACTGCAGCAATTGCAGGGCCGGCCGCTACCCGGCACCCCATCGACCCAGGGAGAGCACCCCATGCGTTACGCAACCACCAGCGCCCGCAGCGCAGTTCTGCACAAGCAGGACAACGGCATCACCGTTGGCTACTGCAAGCGGCTCGCGCTGCACGTCGTCGACCCCGAGACCGCGGCCAAGGGCCTGTCCACCGGCGCCCTGCGCGTCTGCAAGAACTGCGACCGCACGCACGGCGACCGCCGCCGCGCCGAGCTGTCCCTCGCCGATCAGCCGCTGCTCACCCCCCCGGCCGCCCCCGCCCGCAAGCGCCCGGCCGCCGTCGAGCCGACCCTCTTCGACACCCCGACCGCGCCGACCCCGGCCGCTGTCGCGCAGGCGCCCGCCAAGCCGCGCCGCCGTCTTGCACGGCCGGCCGCCCTGTCGGTGGCCACCAACGCGTTCGAGCAGGCCGTGCTCGGCGTGCACGAGCCGCGCCCGGGCCGGTACGCCTTGCAGGTCTGCGACGAGACGCTCGACGTCTGCGACCGCGGCGCCTGCACCCTGCACTCGACCCGCGCCGCCGGCACCCTCGACGAGGTGCGCGCCGCCAGCGCCCTGTACCGGCACGCGTGGGCCGTCAGCCCGTCCGGCGAGCGCATCCCGCTGACCGAGCAGCCCGTACCCGCGGCGGCCGAGCAGGCGCCCGTCGAGAATCTGCCCGACGGCCCGATGCGCGTCCGGATGCGGATGGGAATCTCGCGCGAAGACCTCGACAGGATCAAGGCCAAGGCGGACGCCGACCGCGCCACGTTCGAGGCCGAGTCCACCGCGCGACGCGCCGCCGAGCGCGCGAAGTACGGCCCCAAGCCGGCACAGCAGGCGCCCGTCGAGGGCACGGTCGTGGTGCACCGCGGGGAAGCCCACGGAGAGGCCCGTGGGAGCCTGCCCAAGTACGCCGACCATCCGGACGTTCGGGCCGCGCTCGACGTCCTCACCGGCCACGGCAAGCGGCAGACCCTGCGCCTGGCGACGCTCCGGGGCGACGACGTCGAGGACAACCCGCACGCCGCCGGTGTCGTGGTCGAGCCGCGCGGGGGCGGCCGGGTCGCGCTCTACTGGTACATCGACGGCCAGCACCGGGACGACCAGGGCGAACCGTGGCGGGTGTCGCTGGAGATTCTCCGCGACCGCATGGCGGCCGGCGGGTGGCTCGTCGAGGCGGGCACCGTCTACGCCGTCATGGCATGGCAGCCGGACGAACAGCCCGCTGTCGAGGCGCCGGACGAGATCGAGCAGGCACCGCGGTGCCGCGACTGCTCCGGCCGCGGGTGCCACTGGTGCTACTGGACCGGCGAGAACCAGCTCAGCTAGGGCCGAGGGCCGAGGGTCGACCGCCGGCGCCACAGTGCGCCGGCGGATCGGCGAGAGTAGGCAGTGACAGCACACCGGCCGGTCGAGCAGCAGCTCGGCCGGCCCCACGGAAGGAAGCCGGAGCCGATGCCCGAGCAGCCCGCGCCCCAGTTCAGCTACGAGGACGCCAAGCGCATCCGGCGCGAGTCGGAGCAGCTCGACGAGCAGCTCGCCCGGATCATCGGTGAGGCCCGGGACGCGGGCCGGTCTGCGGCGCAGATCGCGCGCGATCTCCACTACACCGAGGGCCGGATCTACCAGATTCTCCGCAATCTCCGCACCGCGACCGAGCAGGCGTGAACGCGGGTCGGCCGGCGCCGCTACAACGCCGACCGACCCCGCGGCCCCAAGGGGCCACGCACCCGGCAGAGAGCACCTGTCAGGGGCGCCACCTACCCTACGGCGGTAGGGCCCGGCGCCCACACCGAGCGCTAGGGAGGCGCCCACCATGACCGAGAAGCCCACCACCACCCACGTCAAGCGGCCGGCCGGGGAACCGATGACCGAGCAGGAGCAGCGGGCCGGCGCCCGCACCTTCGCCGAGCAGCTCGGCGCGCTGCTCAACGACTTCGACGCCGAGACCGCGCTCGCCCGGCTGCGCACGGCACGGGAGCATGCCGCGGCAGGCCACCCGATCGAGGGGCATCTCGCCGCCCTGGTGATCGAGGCGGCCGTCGACGGCCGCCTGCCCGCCCCGGTGATCGCGGCCGAGCTGGACGTGGCCGAGGACCGGGTGCGCGCGGTGATCGACGGGCACATGCTGTTCGCGTACCGGGTCGACCTGCAGACCGGGGACGGGTGGGAAGTCGAGGACTACGCCGAGCTGGCGCCCGTCGAGATCGTCGACGCAGACCCGAAGCGCAACGCGGAGCGGTTCGCGCAGGAAACCGTCGAGGAGGTGCTCGCCGACCACGCCGCGGACGAGGAGGTGACGGCCGCGCGGGTGCTGGTCTGGCCCGGCCGCCCCGGGCGTGACGAGGATGCCGCCGCGGTCGTCGAACGAGCCCGCGGCTAACCCCTTGCACCGTTATCGATCTGTGACCTAGAGTTGGAGGCGCTTCCGGCGTGCCCGGAACGCACTCCAGACCAACGGCCCGCCACATCCCCCCGTGGCGGGCCGTTCTGCGTGCCCGGGAGGTGATGCCCCGTGCGCGAGCCCATCACCGACCAGGACCGCGACCAGGTGCGTCGCCTGCACGCCGACGGCCTGTCCCGAAACGGCATCGCGGCCGCGATCGGGCGCAGCAGCTCGACCGTGTCGAAGATCGCCGGCGAGGAGGGGCTCGCCTTCACCGGCGGCGCCCGCACGGCCGCGGCGACCGCGGCCCGGCAGGAAGACCTCGCCGCGGTGCGGCGGGATCTGGTGGGCCGGCTGTACCGGCGGGCCGCGGCGAACTTGGACCGGGTCGAGGCCGACACCTACACCCGCGTTGAACTGCTGCCGACCGGCGACACGGTCGACGTGGTCACCGAGGACCCGCCGGCGCAGGACGAGCGCCACCACTCACAGGCCATCGGCGGATATCTGACCAGTGCGGCACGGCTGGCGGAGATCGACGCCGGTAGCTCCGGGCACGAGGTGCGCAGCATGCTCACCGATCTTGCCCGGGGCCTGCGGGCCGCCTTCGCCGACGAGGACGAGGCGGCCGCCGACGGGGGGTGAGCCGTGCTCGCCCCCGCCACCGAACTCCCCCTCTCCCGCAAACAGCTTCGGTCGGTCGCCCGGGCCACCGCCCGCATCAACATCTGGCACGGCGCCGTCCGGAGCGGCAAGACCGTGGCCTCGTTGCTGGCGTTCCTGCTGGCCATCGCGGAGGCGCCGCCATCCGGGCTGATCCTCATCTGCGGCCGCAGCCTGCTGACGATCGAGCGCAACGTGCTGGAGCCGCTCGGCGATCCGGCGCTGTTCGGGCCGGTCGCCGCCGGGCAGGTCCGGCACACCCGCGGCGCCACCACCGCCGTCATCCTCGGACGCACCGTCCACCTGATCGGCGCCGCGGACTCCCGGGCCGAGGGCCGGCTGCGCGGCCTGACGGCCTACTTGGCGTACGTCGACGAGGCGACGCTGCTCCCCGAGCCCTTTTGGGTTCAGTTGCTCGCCCGCCTGTCCGTCGACGGCGCGCGGGTGCTGGCCACCACCAACCCCGACGGTCCGCGACACTGGCTCAAGGCCAACTACCTCGACCGGGCCGCCGAACTCGACTTGCGCGCTTGGCACTTCGGGCTTCGCGATAACCCCTCGTTGCCGCCGGCCTATGTCCGGTCCCTGCACGCCGAGTACCGCGGCCTGTGGCGCCGACGGATGATCGACGGTGCGTGGGTGATCGCCGAGGGGTCGATCTACGACTGCTGGGACGAGCAGCAGCACGTCGTCGACGAGCTGCCCACGATCACCCGGTCGTGGCTGGGGATCGACTACGGCACCACGAACCCGTTCGTCGCCATCTTGTTGGGGCTCGGCGAGGACGGCCGTTTGTACGCGTGCGCGGAGTGGCGTTACGACTCCCGGGCCCGGCGCCGGCAGATGACCGATGCCCAGTACAGCGCGGCCCTACGCGGCTGGCTGTCCGGCCTCGGTGTCGACCCCGAGTGGACGTTCGTCGACCCGTCGGCCGCGTCCTTCCTTGCCCAGCTCTGGGAGGACGGGCACCCGGGCGTCGCCCGCGCGAAGAACGACGTGCTCGACGGCATCCGGACCGTGTCGACCGCCCTCGCCCCCGGCCTGCTACGGGTGCACCGCTCGTGCGAGGGCCTGCTCGGCGAGCTCCCCGCGTACGCCTGGGACCCGGCCGCGGCCGCCGTCGGCGAAGACCGCCCGATCAAGCGCGACGACCACAGCTGTGACGCGCTGCGGTACGTCGCGCACTCCACCCTCGCCGAGTGGCGCCACCTCATCCCCGATCTACTACAGGAGGTGAGCACGGATGCCCCTGCCTGACGCTAACTCGCCATGGCCGCCCCGGAAGTGGGCGCCGGAGCTCGCCGAGATGGCCATCGACGATGCGTGGTACGCGGGCGACCCGAAGCGGCTCGCCGCCGTCTACCAGGGGCAGAGCCACCGGCGGGGCGGGCAGCGCCGGCTGTGGGGGCGCGACCGCGCACCGGCACCGGACCGCCGCGAAACCCGGCTGCACATCCCCATGCCGGCCGACGTCGCCCGCCGCTCCGCCGGCCTGCTGTTCAGCGAGCCCCCACGGCTGACCGTGTCCGACACCGCGCTGCAGGCCCGCCTCGACCAGTTGCTCGGCGAGCACGCCGAGCGCGTGCTGCTCGAAGCGGCGGAGGTGTCCGCCGCGCTCGGCGGGGTCTACCTGGTCGCCGCGTGGGATGCCGAGATCGGCCCCCGGCCGCTCCTCACCACCGTGCACGCCGACAGCGCCGTACCAGAGTTCCGCTACGGCTACATGATCGCCGTGACGTTCTGGCAGGAGCTGGACCGGCACGGCACGACCGTGCTTCGCCGGTTGGAGCGGCACTCACGCGGCCTGATCGAACACGCCCTCTACGAGGGCACCACCGACAACATCGGCCGCCCGGTGCCGCTCACCGAGCACCCGAGGACCGCCGCAGTCGTTGACTCGCTCGGCCCGTCCGGCGCGATCGAGACCGGCATCCCGCAGCTCACCGCGGCCTACTGGCCCAACATCGGCCCCAACCGCAGCCACCGCGGTTCACCGCTCGGTCGCTCGGACCTACAGGGCCCGGCGCGCGACATGTGCGATGCGCTCGACGAGGTGTGGTCGAGCTGGATGCGCGACATCCGACTCGCCCGCGCCCGCCTGATTGTCCCCGGCGCGTACCTGCGCGACCGCGGCCCCGGCCACGGCGCCAGCTTCGACGTGGACCGCGAAATTTGGCAGGCGCTGGACATCCCCCCGACCGACGCCGCCGGCATCACGCTGGCCCAGTTCGCTATCCGCGTCGAGGAACACCGGTCCTCTTCCGACGCGGTGGTGCGGCAAATCGTCCAGAGCACCGGCTACAGCCCGAGCACGTTCGGGCTCGACGACGGGCCGGCCGCCACCGCCACAGAAATCATGGCCCGGACCCGCGACTCCATGGTGACCCGCAAGACCAAGGCCCGGTATGCGTCACCGGCGCTCGGGGACATCGTCGAGGCCATGCTGCACCTCGACCGCGCGCTCGGCTTCTCCCGCCTCACCCCCGAGCGGCCGAGCATCGAGTTCGGGCCGGCCGTTGCCCAGGATGCACAGGCCCAGGCACAGACGCTCTCCCTGCTCGCGCAGGCCCAGGCCATCAGCACCGAGACCAAAGTGCGGGTACTGCGCCCGGAGTGGGACGCCGAGGCGGTCGCCGCCGAAGTCGCCCGCATCCACACAGAGACCGGGCAGGCCGTGCCCGACCCGGTGGCGAGCTTCACCGCGTAGGGGCCCGAGGGGGTGATCGTGTGCCGGTCTCCCCGTGGATGGCCGAGGATCTCGCCGACCGTGTGCGGGACCTGTACGCCGATGCCGAGCAGCGACTGCTCGGCATCGTGGCCCGGCAGATCGCCGACGGCCTCGAAGCCCCCGGGTGGGCCATCGCCAAACTCGCCGACGTACAGCCGCTACGGCGGGCGGCGCAGGGCGTCGTCGACGCGCTCGGCACCGCCATGTCGACCGAGGTGCACGACGTCGTCGCCGAGGCGTTCAACCGGGGCGCCCGGACGGGGTTGGCCGAGCTCGGTGCCCTGGGCGACGTCGACGCCGCGCGCATCGCGGAGTCGACGCCGGCCGGCCGCGCCGTCGACCGGCTCGCCATGGAGACGATTGAGCTCGTCACCGCCACGCACCGCGGCATCCTGCGCGGCGTCGAGGACGGATACCGACAGGTCGTCTCCGAGGTGGCCGCTACGCCACTGCTCGGCATCGACACCCGCCGCCAGGCGACACAGAGGGCCATGGAGAGGTTCGCCGATCGTGGCCTGCGCAGCTTCGTCGACAAGGCCGGCCGGTCGTGGCAGATGACCAGCTACGCCGAGATGGCCGTGCGCACCGCGGTCGGCCGGGCTGCCGTCGAGGGCCAGTCCGACCGGTTGCGCGCCGCCGGCGTCGACCTCGTCCGCGTCTCCACCGCACCGCGCGAGTGCCCGCTCTGCCGCAAGTGGGAAGGCCGGATCTTGTCCCTCGACGGCCCGGACGGGGCCCGCGAGATCGAGACCGAGCACGCCCTCGATGACGCCCGCACCGTACGTGTCCGGGTGGCCGGAAGCGTCGAGCAGGCCCGCCGCGCCGGCCTGCAACACCCCAACTGCCGGCACTCGTTGAGCGCGTTCACCCCAGGTGTCACCGCGGTCGAGGCGCCCGAGCCGTCCGACGGCACCGGGTACGAAGCCGGCCAGAAGCAGCGCGCGATCGAGCGCCAGATCCGCAAGTACAAGAAGCGCGCGGCCGCCGCCGCGACGCCCGAGGCGCGGCAGGTTGCCGAGCAGCGGGTGCGCGACTGGCAGGGCCGGATGCGCGACCACCTCGCGGCCAACCCCGACTTGAAGCGGCTCCGCTACCGGGAGCAGCCCGGGGCGGGGAACCTCCCCGAGCCGCGCCGGCCGGTACCACCGGATGCGGTCGAGGCCGCGAAGATCCGGGCGGGCGACCACCGGACGCCGGCCGAGATGAGCGACGAGCAGCTCGGCGCCGCCCTGCGGCACGGCTCCCTCGACAAGCGCGACCGCGCCAAGATCGAGGCCGAGACGAACCGGCGGGACGAGCAGGCGCTGCTCGACCGCGTGCGGCCCGGCGGCCGGATGGCCGACCTGGTCGAGTTCAGCGACGACGAGCTCGCCCGCGCCCTGCCCATGCTCGGCGACTCCGACGTGCTACGGGTGGCGGCCGAGCTGGACCGGCGCGACATCGACGCCGCTCTGCCCGGTGCCCGCCGCGACCTGATCGCCATGTCCGAGCGGCAGCTCGCGGAACGGTCCCGGCACGCCAGCGGCGACGAGCTCGCCGCGCTCGCCGCCGAGGCGGACCGCCGGCAGTTGCTCGCCGAGTTGCTGCCCGGCGGCCGGCTGCTGGCGGACCTCTCGCAGGTCGCCGACGACCGTCTCGGGTGGGCGCTGCGCTACACCGACCCCGACGGGGCCGCGCGCATCGCCGCCGAGCTCGACCGCCGATACCCCGTCGACCCGCCGCCGGCCGCCGCCGGCCGCGGTGTCGAGGCGCAGCTCGCCGACCGGGCCGCCCTCGACGGCGCGCTGCGGCCGGGCTCCCGGATGGACGACTGGTCGTGGGTCGACCAGGCACCCGACGAACACCCCTGGGACCGCCTTCCGGCGGCCGAGCGGTGGCTCGCTGAACGGGAGTGGGCCGAGTCCGGGCGCCGGTCCGCGTTCAGCGCCCGGCAAGTCCGGCAGATGTACGACGAGTACGTCTATGCCCAGTGGCTGGACGCAGAGGAATGGTGCCGCGGGTACCTGCTGACCAAGCGGGCCGAGCTCGACGGCATCGACCCCATGAGTCTGTTCTCGGGGCCGTCGCACGTCGCGTACGCCCGGGCGTCCGAAGAGCTCAAACGGTACTGGGCTGAGGTGAGCCCACGGACCACGCTCGCCGAGTACACCGAGCAACTCACCGGGGTTCGTTCGGCCGCCGCCGACACCGCCCGCAAGACCGGCGCCGACGTCTCCAACAAGTTCTAGGGGGTGGCGAGTTGGGATTCCGCGCCGACGTCGTGCGCACCGTCGAAGCCGGCCGCGCCGCGGCCCGCGACGGACAGCCGGTCACCGCCTGTCCCCACCCACGCGAGTCCATCCTGCGCGTGGCGTGGGTGCGCGGCTACGCCGCCGCCCGCCCGATCACCGCCCCGTCTCCCGTCCAGTCCGCATGACCTCATCCCGAAGGGAACCGACGTGAACCTCGCCAACCGTCACTCCGACACTGTCCACCTGGGCCGGCAGTTCCGGTTCGACCATCTGCCCGAGCACCTGCAGGCCGTCAGCCGACCGTGTCACGAACTCGCCGCCCACATGATTGCCGCGCTGTCCGACGGGCCCGAGCTGACCGCCGGTCTGCGCCTGCTGCTGCAGGCCAAGGACTCGTTTGTCCGGGCCGCGGTCGACGCCGCGTAGGCCACCACCCCACATCCAGCAGGGCCCGCCCCCGCCCCGGGGGGCGGGCCCTTTTCCCTGTCCGGAGGGACCACTCCATGACCACCGCACCCGCCGGCGCCCCCGACACCGGCACGCCGACCGGCGACCCGACCGCCCCGCCCACTGCCCCGGGCCCCACCGACCCGCCCGCCACACCGACCCCGTCCGCGCCGCCGGCCCCGGCCGGCCCGACCGTCGAGCAGTTCGCCGAAGCGCAGCGCCAGGCGACCGAGGCGGCCGAGCAGCGCGACACGCTGCAGGCCGCCCTCGACGCGATCAACAAGGCGATCAACCCCGACTCCGGCGGCGCAGAGTCCGATCCGGCGCAGCTTGCCGCCGCCGTCGCGGATCGCGATCGGCAGCTCGCTGACCTCGGCGCGCAGCTCCGTACCGCGCGGGTCGAGCTCGCCGCCCACCAGGCCGCCGAGGCGGCCGGCGCGCGCCCCGACCGCCTGCTCAACTCCCGCGCGTTCGCAACCGCGCTTGCCGAACTCGACCCCACCGAACCGAAGTTCGCCGAGCATCTCACGGCCGCGATCACCGCGGCGGTCGAGGCCGACCCCGACCTCTACCGCGCTGCCGGCGCCCCGCCGGCCCGGTCCGGCGGAGAGTTCCGCGGCGCCCCCACCACCCGTCAGACGCCGGCCTCGCTGCTCGACGCGATCTCGGCGCGACTCGCCAAGTAAGGAGGGCTCTGCCCCATGGCTATCACTCTCGCCGATGCGCGGATCAACGCGCAGGACGACGTCGACACGATGGTGATCGACGAGTTCCGGAAGTCCAGTTGGCTGCTCGACAACCTCACCTTCGACGACGCCGTCAGCCCGGCCGGCGGCGGCGCGACCCTGACCTACGGCTACACCCGGCTCGTCGTCGAGCGGCCCGCGCAGTTCCGCGCCCTGGGCACCGAGTACCCGAAGGCGCAGGCCAAGCGCGCGCGGTTCACGGTCGACCTGGCGCCGCTTGGCGGCGCGTTCGAGATCGACCGCGTGCTCGCCAACGTCGGCGCCGCGGCGTCGAACGAGGTGGCTTTCCAGATGGGCCAGACCATCAAGAGCGCCCGGGCCTACTTCGCCGACCAGGTAATCAACGGCAAACGCATCACCACGCCGGGCAGCGAACAGGGTTTCGACGGCCTCGACAAGGCCCTCGCCGGATCGACGACCGAGATGGGCGCCGGCACCTCCCTCGACTGGACCGGTACCACGCTCGGCAGCGACACCGGAAAGGCAAACGATGCGCTCGACATGCTCGACGAGTTCCTGTCCCTGCTCGACGGCACTCCGTCCGCACTGCTAGGCAACCGCAAGACCATCGCCCGGATTCGCTCGCTCGCCCGTCGCGCCGGCTACTACGACCGGTCCCCGAACGCGTTCGGGCAGAAGGTCGAGACGTACAACGGCATCGCCCTGGTCGACCTGGGCGACAAGGCCGGCAGCACCTCCCCCGTGATCCCGGTGGAGTCCCGCGACGTCGACGGCGCCGGGCCCGGCGGGCAGATCACCGGCCTGTCCGATCTGTACGCGGTGAGGCTCGGCCTCGACGGGTTCCATGGAGTGTCGACCGCCGGTGGGCAGATCGTGCGGCAGTGGCTGCCGGATTTCAACACGAGCGGCGCCGTCAAGACGGGTGAGGTCGAACTCGGACCGGTCGCGGTCGCGCTCAAGGCCACCCGGTCCGCGGCAGTGCTGCGAAACCTCAAGGTGCAGTGATGTACGCGATCACGTCCCCCGACGGGGACCACGACGAGACGATCGCCGGAGTCCACTTCACCGCCGGCCGGGCGGCTGCCGACGAGCTGTCCTATGGGGCACTGCTGTACTTCCGCCGCCACGGCTACGAGGTCGAGCAGCTCGACCAGGACCCGGCCGCCGAGGCGACCGGGGACGGACCGGCCCCGCCCGTCACCGCCAAGGGGCGCGCCCGCGCCAAAGAGTAGGGGCCGCGCACCACCTGCGCCGCCCCGGATCGGGGGTGGGCGTCGTGGCTCTCACCTACGCCTCCCCCGAGCAGCTCGCCGCCTGGCTCGGCCGGCCCGCACCGACGGATGCCGAGCGACTCCTCGCCCGGGCGTCCGACGACGTCGACGCCGCGCTGCTCACCGCCTGCTACCCCGTCGACTCCACCGGTTCCCCCACCGCCCCCGTGCACGCGGCCGCGCTCGCCGATGCCGCGTGCGCCCAGGTCGAGTACCAGCTCGCCGCGGGCGAGGACGGCACCGGCGCCGCGGCCCGCTGGTCGTCCGTGAGCGCCGGCTCGATCAGCCTCTCAGCGAGCAGCCCGGCCCCGGCCGGCGCGCTCGACCTCGCACCCCGGGCCCGCCGCATCCTGCAGCGCGCAGGACTGACCGGGCACGGGGTGCACCCATGGTGACCCGCGTTCCCGGGTGGCTGCTGCGCCACCGGATCATCATCGAGCCGTACCTCGGGGAGTCGGCATACGGACCGGTGTTCGGGCCGCCAGTCGTCGACGTGCCGGCCCTGGTGTCCGAGTCCGTGCGGCTCGTCCGGGCGCCGGACGGCCGACAGGTCGTCAGCTCGGCGCAGGTCCTGCTCGACCTCGACACGACCGTGCCGGCCGGTTCCCGGATCACCCTGCCCACCGGCCGCACCACCGTCCCGATCACGGTCTCGACCATCGACGCCCCGGGCCTGCCCGTGCCCGCCCATCAGGAGGTGATGTGCGAGTGAGCCGACCCCGCAGCCGCGTTGAATGGACCGGCACGGCCGTCCTGCGCGCCGAGCGGGCCGCGGCCGCGCGCGGCCTGCTCGCCGCCGCCGAGCACGTGCTGCAGGCCTCCCGCGAAGTCGTGCCGATCGAAGAGGGCACACTCGCCCGCTCCGGCGTCGCCTCCGTCGACGAGCAGCAGCTCGTCGCCGGAGTGTCCTACGACACCCCATATGCGACCAGGGTTCACGAGGACCTCAACGCCCGACACGACGCAGGCCGCAGCGCCAAGTACCTCGAACGCCCGGCCGCGCAGGAAGCGCCGGCGGTCGAGCGGATCATCGCGGCCGCGGTCCGGCGGGCGCTCGGTGGCTGATCTCCTCGACTCCCTCGCCCGCTATCTGCAGGCCGCCGGCCTGCTCACCTACGACCCCACCGGTACCCGGGGCGACACCTTCATCGAGCTGATGCCCCCGGCCCCCGATCGCGCGGTGCAGCTCTCCCTCTACGGTGCCGGTGTCCCCGACCCGCTCAACCCGTGGGACGAGCGGTCGCTGCAGGTGCGCGTGCGCGGCACCGCCGACCCTCGCGTCTCCCGCGCCCGTGCCGAAGTGATCTACGCGGCGCTTCACGGGCTCGCCGGTATCGAACTCCCCGGCGGCCTATGGCTCGTGCTGTGCATCGCGCAGCAGACCCCCTACCCGCTCGGCGTCGACGCCGCCGGCCGGCACGGACACACCACGAACTACCGCCTCGACATCGAGGCCATCAACCCCCGCCCCACCTAGGAGGTGACCATGCCCGCCCCCACCACCCCCGTACGCCCGATTGATGCCCGCGGCTGGATCTTCGAAGTCCAGGATGTGAGCGCCAACACCGAAACTTGGCTGCGCATCGGCCTGTTGACGTCATTCAGCCACAACCCCGGGGAAAGCGAGGAAGTGGAGGACACCACCTCGTTCGACTCTGACGGCTACTTCGAGCAGGACGTCATGCAGCGCGGCGCGTCCCTCTCGATCGAGTCCAAGTACGCCGCCGACAAGACCGGCAAGCGCGACCCGGGGCAGGCCTACATCGACGATGTGTGGACCTACCGGCTCGGCGTCGACTCCCGCAACGCGGTGCGCTGGCGACACCGCAGCCAGACATCGTGGGTGGTGTGGGACGCCACGGTGACGCCCGGCGAGCAGGGCGGCGGAACCACCGAGAAGACGTCGTGGAGCGCCACGATCACCCGGTGTGGGAAGCCGACCAGCTCGGTCGTGACCCCGCCGGCCGGGGGTGGCTCGTGATCGACGACGAGCAGTTCGACCTCGACCACCAGGACCACGGCGACGGGTTCGCGGACTTCGATGCGTTCTTCGCCGAGCAGTCCCGCGGTCGCGCAGAAACGTTTCGCCTCTACGGCCGCACCTACACCCTGCCCGAGTCCCTGCCGCTGGTCTTCTCCCTGCAGCTCGACCGCCTGCAGCACTCGAACGACCCCGCCGACGTCCGGACCATGCTCCGGGCCCTGGTCGGCGTCGACGCCCTCGACCACTGGGCAGAGCAAGGCATGACCGACCGCCAGCTCGGCATCCTGCTCATCTACGCCGCGGCCAACGTCCGCAGCCCCGGATCGGTGTCGATGACGCGGGCAGCCGAGCTGCACGACGAGCAGGCCGGGGGAAAAGCCCCGGGGGCGCCGGCCCCGAACCGGGCGCAGCGCCGGGCGAAGGCGACGCCGCGGGCGCGGCGGGCGGGCTCTGGTCGGCGGTCCTAGCCAACTGGGCGGCGGTCGAGGCCGACCTCGCCCGCACCTACGGTCTGAGCGCGGCCGACGTCGCCGCGTTGTCTGAGCGGCGGTTCGTCGTCCTGCTCGGAGGCCTCGACGAGCACAGCCGGTTCCGTGAGCTGTGGGCCCGTACCCCGCGCGCCATCTCATCGCCTTCAGAGATCGCGGCTATCACCGGGCTGCCCGCCGACGCGTAGGTCACCGGTTGCATCAGGCCGAAGACCACGAACTACCAGCGGATCATCTGGTGATGGTTTCGCTCGGCGAGGGGGTGAGCCGACGTGGCGCTCACCGTCGGCGAGTTGCTCGCCACCATCACCGTCGACGACTCCGGCGCCGAGCAGGGCCTGCGCCGCACCGAGCAGGGCATCCGGCGTACCGGGCAGGTCATCGAGGACGAGGCCGGCCGCGCCGGCCAAGCCGCTGGGAAGGAACTGGGCGACGGGCTCGCCGACCAATCCGAGCGCGGCGCCGAGCGTGCCAGCTCCGGCATCACGAAGTCGCTTAGCGCCATCAAGGGCGTCTTGATCGGTGGCGCGATCGGCGCCGCCGTCATGGCCGGCCTGACCGAGGCCGTCGACCAGCAGAAGGGCACAAGCCTGCTGTCGGCCCAGCTCGGCGCGACGCCGGAGCAGGCCACCCAACTGGGCAAAGCCGCCGGTGCGTTGTACTCCGGTGGGTACACCGACAGTGTCGAGACCGCGAACGAGGCACTCCGGAACCTCTGGCAGCAGGGCCTCGTACCGGCGGACTCGACTGCCGAGCACCTACAGCAGGTTGGCGGCCGCGCGCAGCAGGTCGCCGACATCCTCGGCGAGGAAGTCGGCCCCGTCTCACGCTCCGTTGGGCAGATGCTCAAAACGGGAATGGCACAAAGTGCTGACGAGGCATTTGATGTTCTCGTGCGCGGCGCACAGCTCGGCGCGAATAAGAGCGAGGACCTGCTCGACACTTTCAACGAATATCCGACTCAATTTCGCGATCTGGGAATTGACGGAAAGCAGGCACTAGGCCTTATCCATCAGGGCTTGGAGGCCGGTGCGCGTGATGCCGATGTGGTCGCGGATGCTTTCAAAGAACTAAATATCAGGGTCAAGGACGGCACTGCGGCCGACGGACTGAAAAGCCTTGGCCTGAACGCGGATAAAATGGCCACCGCTTTCGCCAAGGGCGGGCCACAGGCTAATTCCGCGCTCGATCAGCTCATGGACCGGCTACGACAGGTAAAGGATCCTGCGGAGCGTTCACGCCTTTCTGTCGCGCTTCTAGGAACGCAGGCCGAGGACCTTTCCAAGGCGCTTTTCTCCCTCGATCCGTCGGCCGCGGTGGCTGGGCTCGGCGCGGTCGACGGCGCCGCCCAAAAGGCCGGCGACACGATGCGCGACAACGCATCGACCCGGTGGACGCAGTTCACACGGGGCCTGCAGCAGGGGGCCGTCGAAGTCCTCGGCTCCAAGGTGGTGCCGGCGCTCATGTCGGCCGCGGACTGGGTCGGCACCCTGGGCAGCAAGTTCGACACGGGCAAGCGGTTCGTCAGCGAGCACAGCCTCGCGTTCTCGATCGCTGCTGGCGTGATCACCGCCATCATGCTGCCGACCCTCATCGCCCTTGGTGTGCAGGGCACGGTCACCACCGCAACCGTGGTGGCTGGGTGGGTGGCGCAGGGCGCCGCCGCGGTCGCCACCGGAGCGACGTACTTGGTCACCAACGCGCAGCTCGTCGCGGGTTGGGCGGCGCAGGGCGGCGCGGCGGTGGCGGCCGGTGCGCGGGTGGTCGGCACGTGGGTCCTGATGGGCACGCAGAGCTCGCTGCAGGCCGCCCGGGTGGCCGCTGCCTGGCTGATCGCGATCGGCCCCGTCGCGCTGGTGATCGCTGCCGTCGTCGGGCTGGTCGCGCTGATCGTGTCCAACTGGGACACCATCAGGTCCGCGACGGCGGCGGCCTGGGATTGGATTGTGGGCGTAGTTCGCGGCGCCGCGCAATTCATGACTGATGTTTTCATGACGTTCTCACTCGTCGGAATTCTGATCCGTCACTGGGATTCGATTAAGAGCGGTGCGGTCGCCGGGTGGAATGCGACCACGGATTTCATCCGGGGAGTGCCCGGCAGGATCGTCGATTTTTTTCTCAATTGGACTCTTGTCGGGTTGATCATCCGTCATTGGGATTCGATCCGGTCCGGTGTGGCCGATCGCGCCGGCGCCCTGGTCGACTACGTCCGTGGCCTGCCCGGGCGCATCGCGGATTCCCTCGGGAATATGGGCCTGCTACTGATCGACAAGGGCAAGGATGTAGTCCGCGGCTTGTGGTCGGGCATTCAGTCCATGGGCGGCTGGTTGCGCGACACCCTGACCGGCTGGGCGATAAATTTGATCCCGGGACCGATCGCTAGGGCGCTCGGGATCCACTCGCCAAGTCGCGTGATGGCGAGCGAAGTTGGCCGGTGGATTCCTGCCGGCATCGTGTCCGGCATCGAGGCGGCGCAGCCGCAACTCGCCGCGACCATGCGGGAGTTGGTCGAGGTGCCGGACACTCCGGCGCTCACTGCGGCGGTGCGGGGTCCTGTGCCCACCGGGCCGGCGCCGGTCATGGCCTACGCCGGCGCCCCGGCCGGGCAGTTCGGCGGCGGGCCGCTGCTGCACATCGAGCAGTTCAACGCCGGCGGGCAGAGCCCCGACCAGATCGCGGCCGCGCTCGGCTGGCAACTCAAGGGCAGGGGGTGATGCCGTGGCCGCGGGCGACCGCGTGCTCGCCCCCGGGCACATCCAGTTCGGCGAGCTACTGCTCGGCCCCGGCACCCCCTACCGGTGGCGCAAGATCACCGGCTGGTCCGACAGCCCGTCGTTCGACTCCGGCACGACCAACAGGCCGGCCGGACACGGCGCCTACCCCGGCGACCTCTGGGCGCAGCCGCGCACGATCACGGTGGATGAGATCACGATCCGGGCGCCGGCCGCCCGGATCGGCGCGGCCGTCGCCGCCTTCGAGGCGGGGGCGGTGTCGCTGGTCGACGAGGTGCCGCTCGTGGTGCAGGTCGACGAGCGCGGGCCGCTGATGGTGTGGGCGCGGTGCCTGCGGTGGTCGGTGCCGACCGGCCGCGGCTACCGGGTCGGCACCATCACCGGGTGCGCGTTGCAGTTCGAGGCCACCGACCCGCGCCGCTACTCGCTGGCGGAGCAGCAGGCCGAGGCTGGACTGCCGGTCGACGAGGCCGGCCTCGACTGGCAGGTCGCCGGTGCGGTCGAGCAGGGCCTCGACTGGCACCTCACCACCTCGCCCCCGCCCGCCGGTGGCCCGGCCGTCGAGGCCGGGCTCGCCTTCGGGGCCGGCGGCGCGTCCGGCAGCCTCACCGCCACCAACGCCGGCAACGCCGACGCGCCGGCCGTGCTGACCTTCATTGGGCCCGTAACGAGCCCCTCCCTTCGTTGCGTCCGAACCGGCCGGCGGTGGGAGTACGACATCACGCTCGGCCCGGGCGAGCAGCTCGTCGTCGACGCCGCGGCCGCCACAGTCACCCTGGGCGGCGCCTCCCGGATCTACACCGTGACCGATCTCTCGGCGCCCGAGCAGCTACTCGCCGTCCCGCCCGGCACGCACGACTTCGCGTTCCGCGGCGCCCCCGACGTCCCCCCGCACCCGGATGCCCGCGCGCTGCTGCGCTGGCGCCACGCCTACTGGTAGGAGGCCCCGCATGACCGTGCGCGCCGCGTGGCTCCCGCCCACCGGGCAGAGCCGCACCGACACCCGTCTGTCCCCCATCGGCACCATGACCCCCACCGGGCCGACCACCACCGCCCCCGGGGTCATCCCCGGCGGCACCCCGCTCCTACTCACGTCCACCGCGCCGATGCAGGCGCAGCTCGGCGTCGGCCGCGCCGTCGTGCAGGGCAGCAGCTTGCAGGGCGGCTACCCGGTCACGGTGACCGTGCCCGAGGCTCTGGTCTTCGCGGCCGGGCACACACAGTACGACCGCGTCGACCTGATCGTCATCAGGGTGTACGACGGGTTGTTCGACGCCAGCGGCAAAGCTCTGGTGTCGGTCGAGATCGTGCAGGGCGCGCCCGCTTCCAAGCCCGTGGCGCCGGCGGCGCCGGCCTGCTCACTGCCGCTGTGGTCAGTGCGGGTACCGGTCGGTGCGTCCGCGGGCACCGGCGGAATCCCCTGGGCAACAGCCCTGACCGACCTGCGCACCTACACCGTGGCGGCCGGCGGCGTCCGACCGGACGGCTCTACCGACCCGGGCTCCTACACCGGGCAACTGCGTGACACCGGCACCCGCGTGGAACGCTGGTCCGGGGCCGCGTGGGTGGCCTACCCACAGGCCATCGGCGGCATCATGCCCAACTCCGGCTTGACGTTCGGCACTTACGTCGGCCAGTGGCGCGACAGCGCCAACGGCCTGGAGCGCTGGAGCGGTACCGGGTGGGTGCCGATGGGCGGATGGACGTCGTACACGCCCACGTGGGGCGGCCTGGAGTCGCTCGGTTCCTCGGTACCCTCCGGCCGCTACTGCCGCATCGGGCGCCGCGTCGAGGTTGTCGCGTCGCTCGCCTGGGGCCCTGACAGTGTGCTCGGCTCGAACAACGTCACCGTGAGCCTGCCGTTCCCCGCCGTTGACGGTGCGGCCCCGCTCGGCTGGCAGGGCACCGGCCGCTACGTCGACGGCGCCGGCAACGCCTGGAAATCCCTGATCCCCTTCGTGGAGCGCGGCGCGAGCGTCGCCTACGTCTTCGCCTACCGGGTGAGCGATCTCGGCTTGGTCACCCCCGGCAGCGCCGGGTACGCCTGGATCAACTCGCTGAGCACCATGCGTATCCAGATCACCTACGAGACCACCGCCTAGGGCCACCGGCCCCGGGCACCCCGGGGGGTGGTCGCGTCGCTGCCCCCCACCCCGTACCGCGTCCTGATCTGCGATCTCCGCTCCGATCAGCTCCTCGACGTCCTACCTCTGTGGGGTGTCAGCTTCGACGAGTACCTCGGGAAGTCGGGCTCACTGCGGGCGACGGTGCACCTCGTGACCGCCGAGCTCGCCGCCCGCGCCCGCGCCGCCCTAGTCCCCGGTCGCACCGGGCTGTGGGTCGAGCGCGACGGCGCGATCTGGTGGGGCGGCATCCTCTGGACTACCAGCCTGCAGAGCGACGACCGCGGGCGCCTGCAGCTCGATCTGCAGGCCGCCACCTGGGACAGCTACCTGTCTCACCGCATGCTCTATGACTCCCAAGTCTCCCGCGGTGTCGATCAGTTCGACATCGTTCGGCAATTGATCAACTACACCGCCGAACAGCCCGGAGGTGACATCGGCATCGAGGCCGGCACCGAGATCTCCGGCGTCCCGCGAGATCGGTCCTACAGCCGGTTCGACTTGCCGTTCGTCCGGGACCTGATCGAGCAACTCTCGCGAGTCGAGGGGGGTTTCGAGTGGCGGATCGCGTCCCTTCGTGACCCCGACACCGGCCGGCGCATCAAGCGGCTGCAGCTCGGCCACCCGATCATCCGGGCCGGCCGCAGCGACATCGTGCTCACCCGCCCCGGACCGATCATCTCGTACACGTGGCCGGTCGACGCCACGCGCAAGGCCAACGCCTGGCAGAGCCGCGGCGCAAGCATCAACCGTAACCAGACTGCCGAGTCGGTGCCGCTGTTCTCCTCGCTGATCACGTCGGCCGCGGACGTCGAGGCCGGTTGGCCGCGCCTCGACGGCAGCAGCGACTACTCGACGGTTGAGCAGCAGCCCACCCTCGACGCGCACGCCCGGGCCGACGCCGACGCCCACCTCGACCCGCACACCGTGCCCGAGCTCATCGTGCGACTCGACGGCCAGATCACCCCCGCCCTGCTCGGCGCTACGGTCCGCGTGCGGATCGTCGACCTGTGGTGGCCCGAAGGACTCACCGCCCGATTCCGGATCATCGGCATCGCGGTCACGCCCCCGGAGCGCGGGCGTCCCGAGACCGCCAAACTCACCTTGGAGGAAGACTAGTTGGCCGCGATCCCGCAGGATCTGCTCGACCGCATCCGGACCCTGGAGCGGCAGGTGCGCGAGCTGTCCGGCCGCGCGCAGACCCGCCCCGCCCTCGACCAGATCCAGCACCGTCCCGTCGTCATCGCCGAAGGCGGCACCCTCCAAGTGAAGGCCAAGACCGGCCAAGAAATGGTGTACATCGGAGGCATTAGCCCGGACCACCCGGACGGCAGCGATCAGTACGGCGTCCTGATCAGCCGCGAGGACGGCTCACTCGCCCTCGCCATGTGGTCATCGGGCAAGATGCCGCAGGGCATTGATATCTACGACAGCCGCGGATCAACGATCTTCACCGAAGACCGGATCAACGGCGGTCTCGGCGTGCCCTACCTGCACACGCCGTTCTACGCCGACGGGGACCTCGACAGGTACCCGAAGACGCAGTCAGGCAGCCCTGAAACCCTGTGGACGGCGGCGCACATCCGCTACCACCCCATGCTCACCGTGGCCGCCTACGGCGCTGCGGACTTCGGCACCACCGGCGTCGTGCAGGTCTACGTCGACGGCCAGCCCTGGGGCGAGCAGCACACCATCAACTCCGGTGACTGGTACTACTTCGCGGACGGCCCGAAGCTCTGCCCCGGCGAGTACGCCGCCCTAACCAAGATCGAAATCAAGGCCTGGCGCACCGGCGGCACCGGCAACGTCTACGCCTTCGCGGCCGGATGCCTGGGCACACAGACCCGCTGACCCCAACTCCCGTACTTCGCCCGCCCCGTGGCCGTCCGGCCCCGGGGCTTTCCCATGTCTGGAGACACCCCCTATGTCCTGGTACCCCGGCGCCGAACGCATGGAGCTGCAGCCCGAATCCGACGCCCAACCCGCCATCGTGCCCACGCAGTTCATCCTGCACAGCATCGCGGCTGAGTGGTCGCCGCGCCGCATTTACGAGTTCTGGCGCGACAGCACGAACTTGGAGAGCCATTTCGGGCTCGGGTACGACGGAGCGATCGCGCAGTTCATCGGCACGCAGACGAGGGCGGACGCGAACGCGGCGGCGAACCGCCGCAGCGACGGCACCGGTGCCGTGTCGATCGAGACCGAGTCGAACAGCCAGCACACGGACCCGTGGACCGACCAGCAGATCGAGCAGCTCGTCGCCCTGGGCGTCTGGCTCCACCGCGAGCACGGCATCCCGCTCCGAATCTGCCGCAGCGCCGATGACCCCGGGTACGGGTATCACGGGCTGTTCCGGTCGTGGTCGACGTCCGGCACGGCCTGCCCCGGCGACGCCCGGATCGAACAGTTCCGTACGGTCGTCATTCCGTCGATCGTCGCCCGCGCCAACGGCGCCCCGGACCCCACCACCCCCACACCGCCCCCGCCGCCGGAACCGGCCGGCCCCGCCCGCTACCGAGTCACCATCGGCGGTCAGGAGTACGGTTACGGCGCCCACGGCCCCCAGGTGCGACAGGTGGGCGAGGCACTCGTCGCCAGCGGCTACGGCCAGCACTACACCGTCGGCCCCAACGAGGACTGGACGGACGCCGACACCGAGAACTACGCCGCGTGGCAGCAGAGCCTCGGATACGGCGGTGGCGACGCCGACGGCATCCCGGGCGAGCAGTCGCTGCGGCGCCTGCTCGGCGGCGCCCTGCCCGGCGAGCAGACCCTCGTCGACCTCGACCAGGTGATCGCCGCCGCCCGCCGCGATCCCGGCCTCGACCAGGGCGCCACCACCTACCCCGACGCCGTGCGCCCCGTCGAGGCCGCGCTCGCCGCCGAAGGCCTGCTCGACGGCCAGTGGGCCGGCGACGGCTCGTTCGGCACCCGCACCGTAGCGGCCTACGCCGCGTGGCAGCGCTCCCTCGGGTACCGCGGCACCGCCGCCGACGGCATCCCCGGCCGCGCCTCCCTCGACCAGCTCGGCGGCCGGCACGGCTTCACCGTCCGCTAACCCACTCGTCCTGCCCGGGGCCGGCCGGCCCCGGGCACCACCAACAGGAGACTCCCTTGACCGACGCCACCCGGCGCACCATCCGCACCGGCCTGCAGACCGTGCTCGGCCTGCTCGCCGCACTCCCCCTACTCGTCTCCACCGCCGGCCTCCCCGAGACCCTGCCCGGTATCGCCGTGGCCCTCGCCGTAGCCGGAGCGATCACGCGCGTGATGGCCCTGCCCGCCGTCGAGCAGGTCCTGCCCGCCTGGCTCCGGACCACGGAGGAGGACCCCACCGAGTGAGCGCCCCCACCGGCGCCGGCCACCTCGACGACGTCCTGCTCTGGGCCGGCGCGGTAATCACCCTCTCCGCCGCACTCGGCCTACTCTGGCGAGCCACCCGCGGCGCCCGCCACCTCGCGCAGCGCGTCGAGGACTTCGTCGACGACTGGACCGGCACCGACGACCGCCCCGGCGTCCCCGGCCGCCCCGGCGTCATGACCCGACTCGGCACCATCGAGCAGCAACTCGCCACCGTGCAACACGAACTCCACCCCAACAGCGGCAGTTCACTCCGCGACGCCATCGACCGCGTCGACCAGCGCACCGCCCGCCACCTCGACCCCCCATAGACAACACAGCGCCCCCTGTACCGGCCACGGCCGGTACAGGGGGCGTTCTTGTCGTTGAGAGGAACTAAACGGCGCCGAACTCGCCAGTACGGACGGCGGCAACGAAGGATGACCAGGCGTCGGCCGGGAAGGCCAGCACAGGGCCCTCGGGGTCCTTGGAGTCACGGACGGGAACGGCACCGGGCACGCTGTCCGACACCTCGATGCACTGTCCGCCGTTGCTGCTGTAGCTGGACTTGAACCATTCGAGGGGGGTCATAGTTGCCTCCGTAGCTCGCGGATCATCGCCACCGAGTCCGCCTGTGAATGGGCATGGGTTTGGAGCTGATGGTACGACGTCAGCTCGGCATACACCGCGTTGGTATCTCGTTCCAGGTGCCCCTGGTGTGAACTTTCCGCGTAGGACATAAGCGATCGGTTCGGCAAGGTCAAGATGGACACCGGAAGATCGAACGCCCTGCCCTCCCCGAGCGTGTACGGGGCGAGCTGGAGCCGCGCCGTGGGTTGGCTGGCGAAGGCAACGAGACGATCGAGCTGGGCCGCCATTACAGCATCCCCACCCACGGGCCGACGGATGCAACTCTCATCCATGACGACGTGGACCAGCGGCGGTGGCACCCGGTGCATGATGGCTTGACGGTCTATGAGAACTCGGACCCGTGCGTCCGCCTGTTCCTGGGTGATACTGCCCCGCTGGACCGCACCCGCTGCGATGGCTGCTGCGTAGTCCGTTGTCTGGAGCAGACCAGGCACGATGCCGAGTTCGAACAGCCGCAGTTCGATGGCGCGACGCTCATGGGCGCGGAACTCGGCGAACCCCGCCAGTAGGGCACTGTGCGTGACGTCGCTGGCCTTGCGGCGGAACAGCCCCTCATCGGATGTTCCAAATGCTCTGTCAAGTGCTGCTGAGATCTGTGGAGTTGGTTTCCTGCGAGCATTTTCCAGGGCCGAGATGTGCGATGGCGTGCAGCCAACCAGCCCGGCAAGGTGTTCCTGGGTCCAGCCCCGTTGCTCACGTGAAGTGCGAAGGAACGCCCCGAACTCGGCGGCGGCGCTGCTCTGAGGGTCAAGTTCCCGTTTGTTCAAGGCGATTCGTCCTACCAATCGAGCGATGCGGATAGGTTGAACTGCCTTGGAGCCTAGAGGACAGTTGGCGCCCCCGGTAGTCACCGCACTACGGAACGGAGCTGCTGCTGTGACGCGCAAACGCACCCCCACGCCCCCCGCGACGCCGTACCGCCCGAGGTCGGGCGAGCTGGTACAGGACCAGAGGACCGGCCGGCTCGGCGCCTACATGGAGACGCGCGGCGGGGAGGCCTACCTGCGACCGCCCGAGGGCGGCACCGAGTGGACGACGACCCCCGCCAACGTCGCCCCGTTGGACGGCGCGATCGTGGTCCACATCGTCCCCAGCAAGCCGCGCAGTTCGGCGGACGCCGCGTGAACTCCGAGACCTCGGAGCGCCACGGCGAGTGGACGATTCGGCCGAGCCCGGATCAGCACGACGAGTACGTGTTGGTCTGCGTCTCGGAGTCGAAGGGCACGGCCTGCGGGCTCGACTCCGGGCCTGTCGGTGACACGAGCGCGTTCGCCGAGTGGGCCCGGTGCCACCTGTTGACCCACCCCGGACACCAGACGTACCGACTGGTGGCGGACGTTCAGATGGTGATGGCGCCGAAGGGGGGACCGCTGTGTGGCGGCGACTCGTGACCGGTGCTCTGTCCGTCCTGGTCGGTGTCGGACCGGCCATTATGGTGTTCGCCCTCGGCAGGCTCGACCCGTACGGCGACCGTCGTGGCGTGTGGGTCGTCCTCGCCCTGGTGGTCGCCATGCTCGGCATCGTGTACGGCGCGGACTGGGAAATGTGGTGGCGCCGAAGACGGGCCCGCGCCCGCGCCCGTGTCCGGGCCGCTCGGCGCCACGGCGCGCAACTGGGTCGGCCCGGTTTCGCCGCACGCTTCAACTCGCCCCGTGGTACAGGGCGCTGTCCCGTCAGCGAACCCACTCGACCCCCTAATCTCCCGGAGCGTTCTACTCCCCCCGACGCTCCGGGACCCCCGCCGGTCCCACCCGGCGGAAGGGTGCGCAGGGGCGCACCGGTCGCCCTGGTCTGGTTGTCGGGACCAGACCAGGGCGACCCCCTCTCAACCCCCGGCGGAACCTGTGAACCGTCGGGCATCCCAAGCCCCCGCCCCGGCCGTCCAAGTTCGCCGAGCCGGGGCGGGCCCTTCCGTCACCCACCTTGACTACGAGGAACCCATGGTCCTGCTTCCCGTGCCGAGCAAGCACAAGCCCCGCCGCCGCCCCAATACGCCCGAACTGGCGCCGGAAGTCCGCGCCGACCTGATCGAGCGATACAACGCCGGAGCGTCGATGCGCAGTCTCGCCGCTGAACTCGGACACACGGACACCTGGCTGAAGACCAGGTTCAGGCTCTGGGAAGTCCACATCCGCGACCGCAGCGAGGCGGGCCGGCTCCGCTGGACGCGGACGCATGCGGCGCAGGTGCAGGAGGGACCGACCGTCGCGTGACCGACGCACAGTGCCCCGAGGGCCCCGGACACACGGTCGAGCGGGACGTGGGGCCCGGGGCGGTACAGAGCGGTCCCGGTGGGCCGGTCTGGAGGTGTCTGACGTGCGGCCGGTGGGGCGGAGTCCTCACCCCCGAGTGGGCCGAGTTGTTCCCCGGTGACGCCGAGTTCTTCCCCCTCGGGTGGACGCGCCCCGGCCAGCCGGTCCCGATCCGCACCGCTCGCGCGTAGTCGCGCCCCATGTACTCCCGTCCTGGCGGACGGTCGGGAATCACCCTTCCGCCAGGACCGGGCTCAACCCCCGCCCCGGGCCTTGGTTGAGGTCCATTTCGCTCGGGGCGGGCCCATCTAACTACCGCTATCGAGGGGTTACCACCCGTGGCAGACAGCACCATCCCCCCGCGCCCGCCGCGTCGCCGCATCGGCGTCCTGGTCTTGATCCGCAACCAGGACGGGCACGCCCTGCTCGTCAGGCCGCGCTACCGGGAGGACCACACCCTGCCCGGCGGGGGCGTCCACCCCGGCGAGCAGCTCGTCGACGCTGCCGCCCGCGAAATCGCCGAGGAGGTCGGGCTGAAGCGGATGATCACGCACGCGCTGGCGATTGATCAGATCCCGGCCAATCCGGACTCTGGCGCAGCCGAAGAGCTCAACATCGTGCTCGACGGCGGGGTGATGACCACCGCGCAGGCCGGCGCCCTCTCGCTGCCTGTCAGGGCCGCCGAGGAGATCGCGGAATTTCGGTGGGTGCCGGTCGATGAGCTGCACCGGCACACCCTGCCGTTCATGGAACGCAGGATCCGCCAGGCCGTCGCCGCCGCGCTGGTCGGCATCAGGCTGCCGCTGCTCTACATCGGCTCGCCGGCCGACGAGCGCCACGCCGCGTAGGCCCCGAAGACTCCCGCGCCGCCACTCCGGGGGACTGCACCCGTGAAGTGGGCTTCCTGGCGCGGGAACGGTCCCGTCCGTACGCGTATCCCCCTCGCGGACGGGCGGGACCACTAGGCCTGCTAGGAGACGAAGGTGAAACTGAACAAGGGCGCCTGCCGGTGCCCCCATCGGGCGGCCGGTCTGTGCGTCACCGCCCTGGACATCCCGCCCCTCGGCAAGTGGTACATCCACCACGACGGACGTGCAGGCGAAGTCGCTCGGCGCGCGACGAAACACCACCCGACCACCGATGCCGTCACCCGGACGGCCGTCCAGTTCCGGGTTTTCGACCAGAACGGCCGTGAGAAATTCTGGCACCTCGCGTGCGCGGGCCCGTCGTCCCCCGATACTCCCGTTCGAGCCGGCTACCCCGGTGGGTAA